ATCGTGGGTTGTGTTGTCAGCCTCGTCAATAATGATGACTTTGTGCTTTGCGTCAGATGACGAAAGTGATACGGTCGAAGCAAAATTCTTGGCTTGGTTCCGGACGGTATCAAGGAATCGTCCTTCATCGGATCCGTTGATGACATAATAGTCAGCTCCAAGTTGATGACAAAGTGCCTTAGCAATCGTTGTCTTTCCGATTCCGGGTGGACCTGCTAGAAGCAGGTTAGGAATCTCTCCTTTATCTAGGAAACTTTTAAATGTTTTTTTGATATTGTCAGGAAGTATACACTCTTCTACAGTTTTGGGTCGATACTTCTCAACCCACAAAAATTCATCACGCATGGTCATTCTAAAGGTCTCACAAATTCATTAACGATAATGTCTTTTGCTTCAAGAGCAAGACGCATATATTCTACTGCCTTTTCTGGTTCTGTGTGTGCTCCACATGTAAAAACATCACACACTGCCATACCTTTCTCTGGCCAAGTATGAATACTAATATGAGACTCAGCAAGCATTGCCAAACAAGTTACACCTTGAGGTTCAAACTTGTGAGAGTTTATTGCAAGAAGTTTTGAACTACAAATCTCTGCCGCATTAATAATTAAATTTTTTACGATTAGTTCATCATTAAGGAGAAAGGTATCACATCCCTTCAAAGTAAATAAGATGTGTTTCATTTTCAAATTGTTCATTTGTTTGCCCACAACCACCTTATGCCATGGAGCATAAAGTGGTCCTTGATAATCCTTTTTATTGGATTGATCAATCATTGTAAGTAGAATCTGGTTCTAGTGCTACCCAGTAAGTCAAATTCTTATCTTCACTAACAAACTTGGAAAGAAGTTTCTTAGAGATAGAAACATTGTAACTACCAGGAAGAATCTTAATATTCTCAACTTTGAAGTTGAAACTGAAAGTTGCATCAGTCTCACCAACAATAATAGAGAAGTCATTAGATGTATCGTTCTTACGGTCAGATACAACTAGTTTGACTATACCAGCATTACCAACTACAGAAAGATCAGGCAATTGATAAACAGAAGATGCCTTCAGAAGTTTATCAAGTTGAGTAGTGGATAGAGTAAAATTAACATCTTCAGACTGAAGAACAATATCTTTTTCTGGAGGTGTAACAATTACATTGGGATCGGCAAAGAAATACTTAGAACGCATCTTGCCTTCACGGATAACCATGTAGGAATCGTCCTCAATATCAAGTTCAGGATCTTTATGCAGACTTAAACCCATAAGAAATTGACTCAGATCATAGATACCAAAATCTTTTGGAAACTCTTCAGTTACTTCAACTTCAGCAAGAATATTCTTCATCACACTAATTGTGCGAAGTTTGTTGCCACTCTTGAATAAAAGAGATTGATTAATGTTGGAAAAGTTTTTTAGAATATTAATAGTTGAATCAGAAAGTTTCATAATTACCTTTATGTTGTTTGTGGAGTCCAGAGAAGTGATAGAGAAGAACGCAATAGTGAATTGCTTTTAGGATGTCTTGTTTAGACTTGCCACCCTTCTTACCAAATCGAGAGAGATACTTGATAGCATTTGATCGACAGAATGGTTCTGCATCACCAATACTTTCAATCAGATCAAGTGTCTGGGTCTTACTGTCTTTTGATGTGTAATGTGCATTGTAAGTTGAAGATAGGTATTCACGAACCTCCTTCATAGTCAAATCTTCCTCATACTTCCAGAAACCATTGGTTGAAAGTTGATCTAGATTTAGATCGATTGAACCACCAAGAGATGATTCAAGATCACTGTGTCCCCAAGGAGGCATGTTATCATTTACATTGAAATTAATTTTGTCGTCACTCATAGAAGATAATGGTTTGGGATATTCATCAATATAGGTAGATTGGTCTGTTGGTGGTAAATCATTTACCTTTGGCCAAACAAACCCATCAGCAGTTAACTCATATTCAGAGTCTTCTCCATTTTCAATTTGTTCACGTCTTTTTGCATAATTTTGTTCATCATCTGGTCCGTACATTTCGTCGTATAGGAAACTCCAAGCATTAGTCATTATATCACTCGGCACTATATGTGTCAACTGTTTCTTCAGAAGGCATTTCAAAATCAGCATCGATTTTGTCATACAGTTCCATGAAAGATTGCTTAGTTTCATCATCGAAACGATTTACACAAACTTGCAATGCTTTCATCTTATTACCAAAGATCGAGTATGCACGAATGATATGTACCAGACGACGAGTAGAAATAACTTCATCAACACCACCATCAAAGAAGGTCTTGCGGATGATATCACCCCAATCAACCAGTCGTTTGCAGAAATCACGATCCTCCACACCAAGATCCAAGGAAATACCCTCAAGAATCTTTTGTTCAACTGAAGGAGTTGGATAAGACTGCTCAAAGGTGACAGGGAATCGTTCTAGGAATGCTTCATTAAGAACATTAGTGCCGATAAAACGACCGTCATCAGAACCTTTGCCCTTAGTGTTAGCAGTGGCAATGACATTGAAACCTGCTTTAGGTTGTACATACTTGCCAATCTTCTTCAGGAACACACCTTTCCCTTCAAGAATGGATTGGAGACAGAGGATTTTGTTTGAAGCAAGGTCAACTTCATCGAGTAGCAAGATTGCTCCTCGTTCAAGTGCTTCAATGACAGGTCCGTTATGCCAAACAGTTGCCCCATCGACAAGACGGAAACCACCAATAAGATCATCTTCATCTGTTTCAATAGTAATGTTTACACGAATCAGTTCTTTTTTGAGTTGAGAACACGCTTGCTCAACAGAGAAAGTTTTGCCATTGCCGGAGAGTCCCGTAATGAACGTTGGATAGAATAGACCGGACTTAATAATTTTTTTAATATCAGTGAAATTACCAAACTGGACGAAGGTATCATCTTTCCGAGGAATAAGGTTTTGTTCTACAGCTGGCAATGCAGCTGGTGCAGTATAAGTTGTTTCCAATTCTTGTACTGTTTCCTTTGTTACTTCAAGATTCCACTTACCACGACCAACTTTACGATCTTTCAGTTTGTTGGTAATGGTCTGGTAGTTGGCACCATTCATTGCACACCATGCACGAACATCGGATGTAGTTACATTTTTACCATAGAGTGCTTGGAGTGAAGTGACAACATACTCAGGAGAGATGGACATTTGGTTTCGTTTGTTTGAACTGAAGTTATTATAATGCAAAATTGTGGTCTTTGAGTCAGTCGGAGGACAGTTTGCGAACTGACTCATGGTAGTATTTTTCAGAAATTATTTTTGCCGTATATCCAGGATAGTATTGTTTTACTATTGCACCTATCCCCATAGCAGTAATGGCACTAGTGCAGACCACTAGTACCTCACTGGTATCTTCTAAAACAATATGTTTTAAATTTTTCATACAATGAGAGAAACAAATTCGTTAAGGACTTTTTTATTGAACTTTTTAGTTTTCAAACTTTTTACAAAAGCATTTTTGATTTGTGATTTTGTTGCAGAAGGATTAACGACAAAGGAATCATCATTAACTAGATCACTTCCAGAGAGTCCGAAGTAAGTATCATATCCAGTATTGTCTTCACTACTGAATACAATTGACTTACTTTTTTTCCAAATGGCACGATACTTTTCTACTTGAGAAAAATTAGAAGCATAAGTTCTGATGAAAGAACCAGAAGACCCAGTTTCTAGAAGACGAATACCAATAAAATTAGTATCTGGATAATTGTCTTTTAGATTGTTGATAATGCAGTTTGTAAAAGAAACAAAAGCACAACTATGCTGAGAATCTACCTTATATGTAGAACCAGTTCGTCGATCACGAATAATTGCATTAGCAGTCATTCTACGAGTTCTCATAACAGGTTCTGGATCCCAAAAATTTTTGAATGTAGAATGATATGACATAGGAGCAGCTTCTCCATCAGTCAAAACAACACACTGAACTTTTTGAAGACTATTATCCTTTTTAAATTTAGGAATAATGTTTCTTAGAGAAACAAGTGCTTCATTCAGAGGAGTTCCAGAAAGACCCATACGAATGGGTGTATCATAGTTTAGATACCTTCTAAGAGAAAATACAACACGATAGATATTCTTCATTTGAGATTCCAGTTCTTTCTTAGAAACTCTACTGGTTAGAATATTCACCATAGAAAAACTATCTTCGACAACAAGTTGATTGTCTTTTGCTGCATAGTGTGCAGGTGGCAAAACTGGACGATCTTTTTCGTCATATGTAACAACATGC